GTGGGGGCCGATGATAAACTGCTCCGTCTTGACGGGCGAAAGTTTCTTTAGTTGATGTTTAAGTTCTGTTGCTAGGATGTTCACTTTGTCTCCTTATACGCATTGTATCGCTTGACGAGTTCTCCCGCAAACTCCTTGCGGCTTTTGGCATATTCTATATTTTTAGAAGACTCCCCCATACAATACGGCTGCATAGACGGAACCTCCGCTAAAAGAACATCTAGGTCGTGCCGGTGGTTTGGGTCTGCATCTTCGGAGATAATGGAATGACAAATCCCCATACCCCAATCTCCCCAATCATATACCACTTGAATTTTATCTGGAACACTCATTCTGTTTCCTCCTCGTAGTTGTTCTCAATGCTCTCGAAGCTAGCAAATTCCCCGAAAAAGGTCAGGTACGTGGCGGATGCCCCCGTTCCCATTGACCTACCTTTCAATAGTTTAATTAGAGACTTGTCCTCATATACTCCTTTGGTTGTGGTCGGGTCTTCGGATTTGTTAAGATCCCTATGAATAGCGATTACTGCATTAGACGCATCCCCCCACGCTCCGGATCCCTTAAAATCGGTGATGTGTATCTGCTTTCCTTTAGTCTGCTGTGTGGCTTTTCTAGGTTGTCCCACATTGATGAAAACCACATTATATGTCTGGGCAATCTGCTTAATTCTAGTCATAGCTGCTGACTGGACTTTAGTCTCATTATCCATCCCCGTTGTTAGATGGTGGAAATGATCCAAGACCACACAATACGGAGAAAGTCTCTTAATAGCCACCTCCAACAAGTCAAGAACGGCGTTGATGTCTGTAAGCAGTGGATCACATCCTACATAATATTCTACACCCTCCAAGTCCTCCGCCGCCTGTTTTTTATCTTCTATCGTGAGAAAATTTCGATCCTTCCTAAGAATCTGGGCAGCGGCCATCGTTGCAATTTCTTCGGGGCGCATCTCTGTCTGGTAGTTCAATACGCACCGACCAAATTTCCTAGCATTGTACATCGTAAGCTGAACTACTAGAGTTGTTTTCGCCATGCCGGTGTTGGTAGCACCAATTCCAAGCACATCCCCTGGAAGAATATTCACCATAGAGTCCACAGAAACCCAAGGAAACCGGAGCCGGTCGGGGTGCTCCGACAGAATGGTCTGTTCTCCGTTCAGCAGAGTTTCTTGTAGAGAGTATATAGAAGGCATCGGTTGACTCTTGGCCTTACTAGTCAGCTCCTCAACTGTCTTCTTAAAAGTTGTCAAGTCACGAGATGCAAATTCTAAGAAGGTCTGATTTGCGTCCTTCATTCCCTCGATCCAAGTCAACATGTAGGTACGCTCTTGGAGTTCCTTCCAGAGCTTGTTCATGTACCCGGAACCTGTCGCGTCGGTATCTCCGGCTAGCACAACATAACTAGCTTGCATCAGCTTGTCTTTCATCTCGGGGGTGAGTTTTACCCCAGCGGAAGGTACACTGACAGCATGGAATCCAGCCTGCTCCAATACGAGGCTATCCATCTCGCCTTCTGCCACATATATGGGTTCGAAAGGATCGATAGATTCCATGTTGAACATTGCGGTAGCCATTCCAGGTTGACGGGCAAACCCGCCGGGCTTCTTCCTCTGTATGCTCCTGTACTTGATGGAAACTACCTTGTCTCCGTCAATACACGGAAAGGCGATCCAACCCTTGTCTGCAATATCCTTCCCCTCTGGTCCTGCCAAATTTCCAATATTTTGTGCAAATCCAAGTCTTAACCGCTGTGCTGTTGCAAGTTTAATCCCGCGTTCGTTCAGAAGAAAGTCCTGTGCTTCCTTGGAATTTGCGAGACCATCTTCTAGTTTCTTCCATTGGTCTAAAGAAATAGTACGGTAGTTTTTCTTTTCAATAACTGGTTTGAAAGTGCTCTCAACACGAGCCTTTGATTCAGACCATCCCCCGAGTTCTTGTTTTACTTTCTCAACCGCTGTTTTGAAGTCACAAGATTCCATTTTCTGGACTAACTGCATTATGTTTCCCGTGCCGCACCCCGAGAAGCAGGTCCAAGTCATATTCGGATACACGGAAAATGAAGGGGAAGAATCGGCGTGTAGCGGGCAGCATCCCGTATACAAATTCCCAGCCTTCTTTAGTCCCTTAACATATTTACCGTAAATCCGAAGAACTCCTGGATCTGATTTCAGCGCATCAATGTCTTCAGTCAACCCACTTCTCCTATTCAAACTTTCTGAATCCATTTTCAAAAGCCCAGTCTTCCAAAACTTTTTTGTCAAATACATCTTCTGGAACAAAGTTGTCTGAGATCCAAACAACCGCACAGTCTAGAAGGTCTTGGTTTATGACATCATTGATAAACTTCTCATTATTTTTAACTGAGAACTGGGTTTGTCTCACTTTTCCTCCTCCGACCAATCAGATTTTCTCAGTTTTGATAGGGCCTTGGTGAGTTCAAGAGAAGACCGTCGAACCGAAGCAGACAATGATCCTTGGACTACGGTTTCTAGATTGTTCATTCCAACCTCGTTTGTAAGATTAAGTAAGCAGCTTCCCTTTTCTATGAAAATATTGGCCTCATTAAGGGCGTCTACTAGGTTTTGGTATTTCACTGTTTTCCTCCTCAATCTCTTCCCACATAAATCCGTTCCATTTGAAGGCCCTACGATCATCTGAAGAAGCACCCTTCACTAAGTAGTAACCAGACTCCGTAGCCCACGCCCAGCATCCCTCAATTGCCTGTTCTGGAGTTTTCGCAACTTGACACCCAGACGATAAGCAACGACCCTCTTTCCTTTCTATGCCGGTTAAGTTGACAAACCAAGTCCCATCTTCCCGAAGATGTAGACTAAAGTTGAAAGTTCCCGACAAAGAATGCAAAGCTAATGCTTTCTGTTGCCAGTTCATCCTTTCACCCTTCTCGAAGCACTTTATCGCGGGAACTTCGAATTCCGGTTCCTGTGCGTCTCTATACCCGTCAGTGATTCCGTCGCTCATCTTTCCTCCAATTCATCCAAGTTAGTGATAGTATTTCTTCCGTTTCGTGTGATCTGCTTAATCCAGGGACTTCCGAGGGTAAAATTCTGTAGTTCTCCGAAAAGAATGTCATGAACATCCGCTCGGTTCCATGAATCCCCATACATATCCTTCAAGTCTTCGTCATCAAATTCAATTTCTACTGTTGCTACGTAGTTTGCCACTCACCCTCCTTTGTCCAGAAAATGGACTACCTACAAAGGTTAGTCAATTATTTTCTCAATGTCAAGTTCAATTCGGTTGCGGTGTGATACCTCTGTCTGGTTTATGCAAATGTGCCGTTCTAGCTCGGTACCTATCAATTCACGAGATCCCGAATCAAGACGACCATTTAGACGATCCAGTATGTCTTCGCACTGCTTCCGCGTTTCTGCACCCAGGCCAAATATAAGGTTTTCCGGCCCACGCACATTTTCCTCGAAGTCAATGATGGCGTAGAGAACCGTGTGCTGTGGATTGAATGGTTTTGTACAGACTGCGTATCGCTCATCAGAAGCCTGCACAGTGTAGGGTCTTTTCTCTGACAAGAATTTTACTTTACTCCCTGCTTTTAACTTCATGTTCTCTCCATGATCAGTCTTTAAACGGATCGTATTCATTTGCTCCCGCCATTGCAACACCCACAGGAGTTAAGGTATGCAGAATCTTGATCGAATCTCCACACGCTTCTAAAACTTCAGGAAGTCGTTTATAGCAGTCTGGAGATTCATCCAAACCTGCTCCTCGAAGTTCAATCCCAGATTTGTCAACCCAGGATTTCATCATCTCGGGGGCGACCTTTCCGACTCTCTTTACTGCTCCAGTCTTTCGATCAAAAGTACCCTTCGCTTCCGCGCGCCCCATAGCACGACCTGCTCCATGGACAGTAGAGTACAACGAATACTTGGCGTTTTCGTTTTCAACACCTTCCAAAATCACCGACTTCTCTCCCATTGTACCACCGACAAAACCCTTTTGACCAGGGAAAGCAGGAGTCGATCCTTTACGAACTACCCAGAGGTCTTCTCCGCCGTGGTTTTCTCTCCAAGCGAAGTTGTGGTGGTTGTGAACTTCTTCTAGAGCAGTCGCTCCGAGAATATTGGCGACCCGATTACACACCCAATTGCGACCGATATAAGCGTACTCCCCAGACAATTTCATTCCGACCAAATAGTCTGATCCGAGTTCGCTATCTACAGGAAGTACGCAAGGTTCTACATCCATCCCATCCTTTGCTCCTGCGGCTTTCAGGAAGTAGGTAGCTGTCTTGTGCCCCAGTCCGCGCGACCCAAAGTGAACCCCAACCCAAACGCGATCCAGTTCATCGGTAAACAAATCAACGTAGTGATTTCCGCTCCCCACCGTGCCAAGCTGCTGACGAGCCATTTCCTTCAAAGGAGCAATAGCGGGAAGTTTCCAGGAGTCCGATTCAAACAGTTCAGAATCTACTGTCTCGTTGTTCTTCTGTCCGATTCCGAAACTGATTGTGCTCCAAATATCATCCATTATTTTCTTAATGTTGGTTCGGAGTTCTGATCCGGGAATGTCTAAACGGACGGCTAGATTTCCACATCCGATGTCGTAACCAACTCCAGTTGGGCTAATAGAATCTCGATAAGCGACAACTCCGCCAATCGGCACTCCGTAACCAACATGTCCGTCCGCACAAATGGAAGCTCTTACAACGCTTTCGTTTTCGGAGGTCCGAAGTATTTGTTTTACGGCGTTTTCGTCTATTGTGCCAAAAACAGTTACTTTGTCAGATAGAACTTGCATCTGTTACTCCTTTTTCTACTCTGTACCATGAAAACTACGATACTTGTTGTTATAGTCCACGCATACATCCAAGCAATTATTCCCGCAGATCGTATCTTTGTGGGTATCATGACGCAAGAACCAATCTTTACGTTCCTGTCTCATGTTAGGACCAACTTTTCCAATCGGACTCCCACCCTCCCGCATGTAAATAATACACGGGTAGTGCTGGTTCTGACAAATCGCCATATCGTCTAGCACCAACCCGCACTTTTTTGAGTCGATTTCCTGTAATCCGCGAACTGCTTTTCCTTCCCAAATATTCTTAATGCGATATGCAAGAATTGGATATTTTTGGAGCAAGTCCTCCGACACAACTACTTCTCGGAGACGATTGCCTTCTTGAGCTGCGGGAATTATTCGGATGTCTGAAACACCCAAACTATCCGCAAAACGAATGATCCCATCCAATTCTCGGTAATTGTAATCGGTAAGGACCACTCCGACCGTAACGTATGTCTGGTGGGACAAATATCGGATATTTTCAGTTACATGGTCCCATGAACCTGAGATCCCAGCCATTCGATCTCCGTCCACAGAGCAACAGGCGTCCAGAGAGATGCTAAAGTCATTTACTCCTGCTAGAAGTAGATGGTCATACATTGCTCTAGACGAAGACCCGTTCGTAGATACGGCGATATGCTCAACTCCGTTTGTATAGGCCAACTTAACCAAATCCACAAGGCCATTGTATAGTGTGGGTTCTCCACCCGAGAATCTGATATTCTTCAATCCTTCAGCACACCACCAAATCACGGTTCGTTTGGCGAGATCAAAATTTAGGTCAGATCCTCCAACTCGTCGGCAGTAGGGGCATTTAAAATTGCACCGCCCAGTGAGGATCAGTTCACACCGCTGGAGATCGGAGTTTTCTGACGCTCCTGCACATCTCTTGTCGGACAGGGTGTAGAACCCAATGTCTTCAAGTTTTACTATGTTGTTCAAACTCCCTCCTTGTCCATTTTCTGGATTATACCATATTTTTCAAGTCTTCCACCATCTGAATTCTTTCTCCAATCCATCGCATTACTGGAACGGCCATCGAATTTCCTAGAGATTTATATCTTGGCCCATCTGGGGTCTTATCCCCGATCTTCGTGTAGTCGTCTGGAAATCCTTGTAACCTTTCACACTCCCTCGGTGTAAGACGACGAACTCCTACTGGAATTTGGACTACTGGTTGGGTTCCTGTCCCTGATTTATGAGCAGAAGCTAGAGTCCCCATTATTTCTTCTCTGACATTTATTTCTGGGTCTATCCCCAAGCAGACTCCATAGTTCGGTGTACTTTGGGCGCGTAGAGTAGGAAGTTTCGGAAGAGTTACTTGGGAATTTTGCTCAACCATAAACGGGTCAAAGGAACTCCCAGTGACGAGGTAGTTGTCCGTTGTCGGATCTCCCGCTTTCGCATAGTGAGAAGTGAGGCACAAAGAGACCCCCCCCTCCATTTATGTGCTGGTCTTCCGGTCCTTGTTTATCTCCAAAATGAGTGTCAAGAGTGGGAGATACTTCAGCGGGCCAGCTAGGGAAACCCCCTGATGA